TGCCGCCGCTTCACCTCCAGCTGAATTACGTCATCGCTTGGTTCAAAAGGTGGCGCCATCGCGAAATCGCTTGGAATCTCGGCGCCTTTGTATCTCAGATGTGCAGAGGCAACGAGACCCCTTGTAACAACTGGGTTTACGAACTGCTGATCACTTGTGCAATTAGCTTCATCGCTGGAACCAGGCGATTCACTAGAGACGGGGCCAGTCATAGCAAGGGGTTTGGGCTGATGCTGCTGACCCGGCCACCCCGCTTTTCAAACACAAAATCCTGTCCATCGCCCGTCAGGCGATTCAATGTAAAGCTCTCAGTAAAGGGGCCGTTGGTATTCGGCCAGGAGGCGCTGCAGTCGCTCAACAGTGGCCAAGGCCTCAGCCGCCACCCGGTATGGGTCGGCGCCAGTCTCGGCAAGCTGTTTTCGCAACTCCCTAACCTCCGTTCGGTCCGTTGGCATGACTGCCTCCGGTGGGTTACACAAACATTAACAAGCACTGAAAGGCCATATTGGGGATGTCTGCACATGTGAAGAAGTGCCAGAGCTAAGCCACGAACTTGAAGCGCTGCACACCGCAGTGATTCGTGCTGTCCGTGAACGCATTGATAACGGCAGCGAAGACGAAGACGGCAACTGGAAACCCGTCAGCAACGATGACCTGCGTGTTGCCTTGCAGCTGCTCAAGCAAAACTCAGTCACCGCCAACCTTGCTGAGGTGGACGCCGCTGCTCTCAAATCCAGAATGGCCGGCAAGCTCAACTTCGCTTCCCTCAAACAGAAGGTCGTGCCGTTGCCTCTCACTGCCTCGGATTCACCTCCTGCCGCCTAATCCCCCCATAGGCCTTACGGCTGAACTGCGTCCTGACACCCATCACAAGCGCATCAATTGATTCGCCTGTGGTGTCCATGAAACACTCCAGTTCCCAATCCAACAGCTCGCTCTTGCGTTGCTTGGCCATCCGATGCTGGTCCTGCGCAGCCAGTTCAACGAAGAACTGCACCCCCAGGGCCAGCGCATCAATCCGGTCGTCATGAACCAAGGCACCACGCTCAATGGTGATTCGACTCAGCTGGTACATCAGTGAACGGATGTGCCCCTTCTCTGGGTCACGCTCAGCTTCCCGGTAGTCACGCCTGATCATTTCACTGCTCATCACCAGCCGGTGCTGCTGAACAACAGGCGCGAGCGTGTCCACAATCCGCCGCTCCTTCTGGATATTCACCCGCACCTCCTCGATGCCACACGGGTGAACCCGATTCATCACTGGCTGCAGCAGCTGCTGGAACATGCCATCACCGAAGTTGGCTTCCACCACCACCTGCGTGACATCCCACCGCCGCGCCCTGGCGGCCAACAGCTGAAGCACCTCCTCGCTATAGCCCTGCGTGGTGCCACCGCTTTCCAACACGAAGTAGTTGCCGTTGAACGCTGCAACCACCGCCCAGGCCAACTCGTCGCTACCGCGACCGCTTGGGTCAACCGCCAATACGCACTGCCAGCTCTCGTCCTTCCCAATCCAGTTCTGCATCAGCATCGGCCGGTGATACCACCGATCAGCACCAAGCCCTGTGCAAACCAGATCTTGAATCCGCTGGTCCGGCCCCGATGCCCAGCTGATCACCTCCGGCAATGCCTTGCCATCCAAATCAGTGACGATCAGATCGCCCAACCGGATGGGGTACTTATCTGCTGTTGAGAGCTGGCAATTCAACATGAACTGCAGCTGCACCGATGAACGAGTCATCGATGCTTCACGCTTCAACAGCTCGTCATGGCCAAACCGCTCAGGGTCCGTGGGTTCCCCCTCGATCGCTGGGTTGAGCTCCAGCTCAGCCGCGATGCCAGGACACAAGTTCCCGCTATACGGGTCGTACTGCGGATTGGCTTCTGGATACCGCGCTGGCCAGAACCGCATCTTGTAATTGCGCTCACGGTTCAACCGCAAATACAAGCTGGTCTCTAAGTGCGGTGTGCCCAGGAAGATCGTCTGCTTCGGTAGCTCACCCTCCACTTCAGGCTTCCTGATCGCTTCCAACTCCGTTACAGCAGACGCCAACCGCTCTTGCTTCAACGGCGTGATGGAATTAGAGAGGGTCTCAATATCATCGGCAATCGCGCAAGAACAACGCTTACCAGTCAATGACGGTGACAAGATGCCAACCGCTCGAACACTTGGCGACTGATCAACAATTGCTGGGCCTACATCCCAACCATTCACCGACCCACGACCATCATTCGCTGGTTCAAGACACCGAAGGATGTCAACATCACGCACCAACCGCAACATCCACGTTGAAATCTCAATCGCCTTGTCAGCCGTGGCACCTACCAACAACACCTTCTCGCGGAAGGGGTCCATGCGTAACCGCCACAACGCATAGATCCCCGTCAGCGTGCTCTTCCCACACCCCCGGTACGCAGTGATGATCTGCCTGTCGGGGCCGTTCTCCAGGTAATGGAGGATCCCAAGCTGTTGCTTGGTTGGCGTATCCGCCAGGTTCAATTCACGCAGTAAATACGTGGTGAAATGGCTGAGGGGCGCCAGCTCCTCCGGCAGCGGTTCCCACTGCATCAGCCGTCGTACACCGTAGAGATAGTGAATGGCACTGCTGCAGTCCCACCCAGCAAATAACCAGGGGCGTAGATCTTGTCGCCAACGGCATAACCGCCGCCCTGCATGCCAGATGGCACTGATACGTTGACCACCTTGCCGTCTTGTTGCGGGTCGCCATTGCCGATCTGAATCTCCAACACCAAACCAGCGCCTTGGCCACCAACCGCTGGAACGAAATAGTTGGTGCCATTCAAATCGTTCAGATAGTCATTACTACCAGGACCATCCATGTCGAGTGCGCCCACTTGGCCGCGGGCATGGTCAGGCACTGAGCCATGGACGGACCCAGCGATACCAGCGTGGAACCGCTCGATGTTGGTGTAGTAAGTCACGCAGGGGCAATGCACTACTGCAGACATCTTGGCAAACAAAAGCCCTGCCACCCAAACGAACAAGGCGACAGGGCTCTTGCACCAACCAACCACGGACAATGCCAATGGTCGCACCACTCCGGGTACCACCCCGGTGTGACCTCGCCACACTAGCGCGTTAGCTGCGGCAGAACCGCCCCCAAGCCCACAGGTAAGCCTTGATTCCGTAAAAGCAGGCGGTGAGCGTAAACATCGTCACCATCGAAAAAACGAACATGTAGCCCAGCAGGGCCATCAGGCTCCCCACGGCCAGAAGCAACGACGGCAGGACATACCCCCCAATAAACACGCCAGCCGCTACAAGCAGCAACCACTTCATCCCCTTCGTCAGCCGCAACCGCTTCTGTTCCAGGTCCAGCTCCTGCAGCTGACGGTTCACTCGCGCTACCCGCTGCACGTTCTCCCACGCACGACACAGCTTCAGCTGCTCAAACCGCTCATGCAGTGCTGCCAGCTGACGGTCCGTCAACATGCAGAACTCATCAGAACGCCAAACGGCATTCACCTGTTCCCACGTCAGGGTCTCGATCTTCATTTCCATTGGTCTTGGTGGTTGGTTGGTGTTTGTGGCTCAAGCGCCACGCAGGTTCAAAGCCCGGTTGTGATTCGCGATGCGCTCTGCCATCTCTGAATCTTCAACCGCTTCCTTGGCCTCATCAAGCTCCATCGCTCTTACCGCTGCTTCCCATTCCTTCTCCAGCAACACGCTGTTCTGCTTTGAACCACTCCACACCACCGATGGGTTCGGAATCAGCCAACGCTCCCCGGTTAGTGGGTTGTACTGCTGTATCGCCAACCGCGCCTTCTTCAACCGCGTCATCCCCGTCACCACGAAGTTGTACGGAATCCCCGTGTCGTCCGACAACCGCTTCAACGTCATCTCACAGTGACCCGTTCGCCAGTTCACCCTCTCCACCATCGCTAGCCAAATCAGCACATCCCGGGGCATCAACCGCACCCCTGACGGATGTCCCGGTTGGGTCAAAGCAGTGATGCCTGTGTAGTAGGCCCGCTGCTCTTGGTCCCCTAAAACTCGCATCACCACCCACTTCGGTTCGTACGGGTCAAATTTAGCTTTGGACACTGGCGCAATGGAAGTCGAACCAGAATGCTAGGGGGTGGGTGATGATTCGGTAAAGCACAACCGCTGCAGCGCGACCCGAAACCTACAAGCGTCTTTAGATCTTCCTATAGAGCCATAGGCAGCCGACTCGCTTCGCTCGTGCGCTCGACAAAACCATCCCACCCTTTTCTTCCAACCACAACCAACACCTCCAACCCCTGCCCTCACCTCGTGGTCACCTCGTGGTCGTCCTGCTGGCAGTGGTGACACTTCGCTGGCAGTGGTGGCAGTGGTGGTCCTGAAAATTTTGCTCACGGTGTGATGGGTCACGCGTGTGAGCGGACCCCGTTTGCCCCCCATGCCCCCTTCAAGTTTTCTCTCCAGCGCAGCCGAAGGAGGGGTGGGGGGTTGATCTGTTTTCGAGGGGGTAGGGGGGGGTATCGCTGTCTTTCGTGGCAGAGCCCTTGTCAGCACTGGGTTCTCATCGCTTGGGCTAAGCGATGAGGAGGAGGAGGGGCACACGGCTGCCCTTGTGGGTGTGCTGTGGGGTGCTGAGCCTGGGGTGAGGTGGGGTGACAGGGTGCCTATACGCGTCTGGTTTGGTATAGGCAATTTGACCTACCCCTTCCACCACATCCACCCGCATCAATGCACCCATGCACACGGGCCTTCAGCGGGGCTGTAGCAGGGCTGTGCAGGGATGAGGGCAGGGATGGTGCAGCGATGGCTTGCACACGTGTTGCAGGGGCTTGTGGCAGCCGATGACGGCGTGTGTGTGTGTGTGTGTGTGTCCAGGCGGTACAGCGCATCGACAGCGAGTGCAGCGAGAACACCCGATGACGTATTGGCCAGGGACTGCCGGCTGGCAATACGTGGCCGTGGTGTCATCAGCTGTTAACAGGGGCAGGCGGTCTTTTTTTTTTGGTTTGGTGCTGATGAGTTGTCAGGTCGTATGCACGTGTGCAATCCTCTAGGGGTGGCGTTGCCACGCACCAACCAACCAACCGAGACCAATGACCTATCTGACTTCTCAAAAGCACTGCGATTTCCACGGCTTCTGCTGCACCTATGAAGTGATCACCGCCGGAAGCTGCGAACAAGGGGAGGCGCTTGATCACGGGTATTTGGACCGGTACGGCGAGGCAGTCGATGAGGCATACGACAGCCATTGGGACTTGCAAGACCTATCGCGTCTGTCTGGCTATCGCTTCGAGGGTGACGGCGCGAAGGTGCCCAGGTGGCTGACCTGCGAGGCCGGCATGGACGA